TATTTGTGGTCTTGATCCCGCTATGGTTGGTGATACAGCCGTCGTTTGTTACGCTGTTGATAGGGCTACACATAAACGCTATATCGTTGATGCTATTAAGATTACTAGGCCAACGCCTGCTGCAATACGCCAGTTAATCTTTGACTGGACTTCCCTCTACCAGCCCAGTGAGTGGATAGTAGAGAAGAACGCTTTTCAATCTTTCTTAACGCAGGACGAAGGCATCCGCCAAAATCTTGCAAGCCGTGGCGTTCTATTACGCGAACACCATACTGGAACTAACAAGTGGGACTCCGGTTTCGGTGTAGCTTCTATGTCAACTTTGTTTGGCACCAAGCAACACGATGGCAAACACCACCGCGACAATCTTATTCACTTACCTAGTGACCAAACTGAAAATGTCAAAGCTCTTATTGAGCAATTGATTACGTGGTCACCAACTACTAAAGGCAAAACCGATATGGTGATGGCCTTGTGGTTCTGTGAGATCCGAGCACGCGAGATGCTCAACCAAGGACTGCACAAGACCCACCACTTAAAAAACCCATTCCTTTCTCGTTACGAGAAGGGCAAGCGAACAGTTATCAACATAGATGAATTGCTCGCCGAGAAAGATCGTACATTCATCTAATAAGGAGATAATAATGCCAGCACCATTAGTTGGACTAGCAATTGGAGCAGCAGCACGTGCTGTAGCAACCAAAGCTGGAACAAAAGCAGGTAAGCAAGTTATTAAAGCTATTAAGGGCAAGAAAGCTGGCGAAGCTTACGAAGCTACAGCAAAAAAGAAAGCTGTTAACAAGGCATCAGATGCAGCAGCAATTAAGAAAGCAAAGAGCGCAAAGCCAGCTGCTGCACCTAAATCAAATGTAACAGTCAAAAAGGCTAATCCATACACAGCAGATAATCTTAACAAGATTAGAACTGTTGAAGGAACTCGTCGAGCAGTTAAGTCTGCCAAGACAGCAGAAGAAATTCGCAAGGCAAAAGCCGCCCAGAGATTATTGGAAATCAAGAAGGGAAAGAAGTAATGGCAGCGCTACCAAAACGACCAAAAGGTGTTATGTCTAAAGGTATGGGTGCAAGTAACTTTGTTCCTGGTCCTTACAGCAAAACAGGAAAAGACAAGTTCCAAGATGTAGTAATGGCAGCTATGGACACAGCTGAAACTCAAAAGGATCGCGCTAACATTAAAAGCGTTATTTATTCAGCAGGTCGTAAGTACAAGGTTGACGCAGCCGTAGTTCAGAAGGCAGCTAAAGCAGCAGAAAAAATGTACGCCAAGCCAGCAGTTAAAAAGACAACTACAAAAGCTGTAGCAAAGAAAGCTGTTAAGCCAATCATTAAGAAGGCAGGAAAGAAGTAATGCCAAAAATTGGAACTGGTACAAACAAAGTTGGTATTGATCCAAAGGCTTACGCTGCAAGAATTACCAGAGCTAAAAAAATTGTAGCAAGTATGGACCCTGCAACAAAAGCAAAAATTAAAGATATGTATCCAAAGATTACAAAAGAAGAAGTTGCTAAGCAGGCATTAAATACTAAGAAGGTGGATATGAAAAAGAATACAGCACCTAAAAAGCCTACAGTTTCTCGCGCACCATCAAAGAGTGTCAAAGTTCCAATGCCTAAAATCCAAGGCGCTAAGCCTGGTGCAAAGAAGTTAATGCCTAAAGATGTAAATGCGGCACCTGGTGCTAAAAAACTTATGTCTAAGACACTTACAGGCCCAGATGCAATCAAAGAAATCCAACGTCGTACCTCACCTGCCGGTGTTAAAAAGGCAGAGATGGATGCAAAGAAAGCAACCAACAAGAAGTATCCAGGATTATACAAGAAGTCTAAGTAAGGACCCCACATTGTTATCAGTCAAAGAAGTTGACGCTAAGCTCGCACGCTTACGTACTCGCTCATCAGCGCGAGATCAACGTATGCGTGATGTGCTTTCGGTGCGTCAGGGAGATATCTCTAAGGTATACCCTGCAATGTTTTCAGAGGAATATCCAAAGCCTCTGGTTGCAAACTTCATTGACGTAGCAGCACGTGACTTGGCAGAGGCAATGGCACCACTGCCATCCTTTAACTGTTCAGCAACCAATATGGTTTCAGATGCAGCACGCAAGGGTGCAGATACTAGAACTCGTATCGCAAACTTCTATGTAACAAACTCTGACCTGCAACTGCAGATGTACACAGCAGCAGACTGGTATAATACCTACGGTCTTGGTATCGGTATGGTTGAGATGGATTTCGATGACAACAATCCTCGTATCCGTATGCTCAACCCATTTGGTACCTATCCAGAGTTAGATCGTTATGGCCGTATGTTATCTGTTACACAGGTTATCGTTACCGATGCAGAGACACTAGCTGCACAATACCCAGAGTATTACGATTTAATCCTAGGTAAGAACCAGTACGCTCTTTCTTCTCCTTATATCTCAATGGTCAAGTACCACGACAAGGACCAAGATCTGCTCTATCTACCAGAGCGTAAGAATCTTGTTCTAGCACGTACGCCTAACATCCTAGGTAAGCCAATGGGTTCTGTCGTAATGCGTTCATCTCTTGATGGTGAAGCACGTGGACAGTTTGATGATGTTCTATCTGTACAGTTAGCTCGTGCTCGTTTTGCAATCTTGCAGATCCAAGCAGCAGAAAAGTCTATCCAAGCACCTATTGCTATCCCACAGGATGTGCAAGAACTTGCTCTTGGTCCGGATTCAATTATGCGTTCTGCTAACCCACAAGGTATTCGTCGCGTTCCACTAGAACTACCACCTGGAGTCTTCCAAGAATCAGGTGTACTAGAGCGTGAACTACGTCTTGGTTCTCGTTACCCAGAATCTCGTTCAGGTAACATCGACGCATCAGTAGTAACTGGTCGCGGTGTGCAAGCACTACAAGCTGGCTTTGATACACAGATCAAATCAGCACAAGCACAATTTGCTCGTATGTTCCAAGAACTTATTTCTATTTGCTTTGAAGCAGATGAGAAAGTATTTGGTGGTATTCCAAAGACCATCAAGGGAACAGATGACGGAACACCTTACATTCTAAAGTACACACCATCTCGTGACATTAAGGGTGAGTACGGCGTAGATGTACGCTATGGAATTATGTCTGGTATGGACCCAAACCGTGCCATCATTGCTTTACTACAAATGCGCTCAGACAAGCTCGTATCTCGTGACTATGTACGTCGTGAGATTCCTATGGACTTGAATGTTACGCAGGAGGAACAACGTGTTGATATCGAAGAAATGCGCGATTCTTTGCGCGTGGCTGTTGCTCAGTATGCTCAAGCCATTCCGGCCCTTGCAGCGCAAGGCCAAGACCCTAGTGAGATTATCACCCGCATTGCGTCTGTTATCCAAGGTCGGCAAAAGGGCCAATCGCTAGAGAGCACAATCGAAAAAGCATTTGCACCAGAACCAGCTCCAACCCCAGAGATGCCACCAATGGCACCAGGTATGGAACAACAACTTCCAGCAGCAGGAGCGGCCCCCGCCCCAGCCTCAGCGCAACCTCCACAAGAACAAGGTGGTATGGCCCCTGCTGCTGGTCAAAGACCCGATATAGCCCAATTACTCGCTGGTATCACCGGCGCAGCTTAAGCAGAGGAGGTGTAAATATGAACAAGGGATCTCGCGCAGCAGCGCCAATGGCAAAGCCAGTCGAAGGCAAGAAGGACACATCTAAGCCAAAAGGTGGCAAGGTAGTTCCATCAATGATGCCAGCAGGCCGTCGTGGCAACGCAGTAAAAAAGGGATAATAACTTTTTAATGAGAGGTGTACTGGGCGATGAAAGATGATAAATACATTCCTCGTCCAGTACGCCTGCTCGATCTTGTCGTTGTAGGTGTAGGCTTTATACATAACATAGCTTCATCTATTGAAACCTTAACAGGTGAACTAATGGAGTTAGCAATCTATCAATCAAATCATCTTACTCAAACCAATAGGGCTTGGGAAGATATGACAGCAGATTTAGAGAAATTACAGGAGGACAAATGACAACTGCACCGATGAACCCAAAGGCAGGCGTATCAGGTCCAGGCAAGTTTGCAGTACGTACAGATAAGTTAGAAATGGGTTCCACAGCATACGGCGAAGGCGTTGAGACACAGGCTATTAAGTCTGGCGCTCCGCTAGCCAAGACTGGTGATGTACGCCCAGCACGTGCAGGAGATGTGCGTGAAGCAGCAACACAAGCACCAGTAACAGAATTATTTGCAGAGACTACTCGCCCAGGTGAACCAGTAACAGCAGGTATTGATATTGGTCCAGGTGCTCCATCACAAGCATTGATGATGCAAAAGGCAGTAGCAAAGACTTCAGACACATTAGCAAAGATGTTGCCATTTGATACAGACGGTTCTATTGCAATCTTGTATCAGCAGGCCGTTGCGCGAGGTGACTAATTGGCTGACAATCTAAAAGCAGCCGCTGCAGCTGCAGGATTAACACCTGCAGAACGAAAAGAAATAGAAGCGCTTAATAAGACGCTATCTGTTCACCGTGAACTTTCTAACCTTCCACAAAAGACTGCACAGCAGGCCTATGCTTCAAAGACACCTGAGCAACAAGCAGCGCTCAAGCGCGTAGCAGGTGAAGAAGATCCTGTTACTAAGCCACAGCGTGGTTGGTTAGGTACTGCTTGGCACTACACAGGTGGTGCTGTGCTTGCAGGTATACAAGAAGTTTCAGATCTTTCTACTCGTGCATACCGTACTGGTGCTATTGCACTTATGGAAGGCAAGAATCTAGGCGATGCTTGGACTACTGCTAATGACAAAGGCGACAAGGTATTTAACCCAGGTCGTATTGAAAACGCTAGCGCTAAGTTTGGCAATGACCGTATGCAGGTTGCAATGCGAGTTGCAGCTGGTGAAAAGTTAAGTCAAATTGCATCATCTGGCACAGATGCACAAAAGCAGATTGCAGCAATGGCTGCACAAAACAAAGATAATTTATTTCAGGATGCACTAGATGCGGCACAAGCTGCTAAGTACTCTCCAGGTCGTCAGATTGCTAACCTGATTACACCTGAACAATTAGAAGGTTCAGGCTTTTTCTATCGTGCAGTATCCGGTGCAGTAGATGCTGCATACCGTATCTTTGCAGATCCATTGCTACTTGCTGGTAAGGCAAAGCGTGCAGTAGATATCTCTCGTTACTCACTCGATGTTGTAGTCGGTGGCAATAAGGTAGATGAAGTATTTGCACGTCCAGAGGTTGCACAGTTCTGGAACCAGTATGGTGCAGACCTTGGTGCTTTTAAGAAGGCAATTGATTCAGGTGCTACTAAAGAAGCAGTTGATATCAAGAGACGTCTTACAACCATTGCACCAGAGTTTGGTGATCCAGTAATTAAGTCTTTCATTAACGCAGATGTGCCAATCACAAATGCAGATACTGCTAGAGCGTTCTTCTTGAACGCTAAGCAGGTAGAAGAAATGATGAAGGGCCAGATTGGTCGCAAGCGTGTGATGATTCCAACTCTTGCAGAAAACATTGGCGGCATAAACAGTAGATTTATTCCTGGTACACGAGCATTCCGTGTTAACGCTGTAAGACCTTTACTTCGGTGGAGCAACTACAGATGACGGTATTGCCAAGGCAGTCATTGATGGTAGAGAACAGATTGTTAATACAGTCAAGGCTAACCGTGAGGCCAAGGGAACGGCACGCTTTTCTATGGCGCAAATTCAGTATCGCGTTGACCGCTTTAAGGCTAAGTTCTCACAAGTTCCTTTCTTTGAGGATGACTTGTTTGATGTTACATCTAAAGACGGTGCATCTAAGGTTTATCGCTATGCACGCTTGGTTCTTCCACAAAATGAATCACGTCTAATTGCACAAGCATTTGATAATGCTGAAGTAGGACGTAAGAAGGAAATCTTCTACGGTTTGCAATCAACTATCGCTGACATTCGCGGGTTGAACGTAACCAAAGAAGGTAAAGTAATTGCAGACCAGCTTAAGAGTACACCTAAGCGAGAGTTTGCTATTACAGATCCACGTACAGGATATAACCCAGCAGCTCTACCAGATGGTGAGCAGGTTGGTCTTATCCTTTCTGACCTTTCAGATTACGTAAGCACACTTAGTGTTCGTGATATTGACCGTGCTGCATCACGTTCTGGTCTTATCCAGCAGATTGCAGGACTTGCCCACTCTAACTGGGTTGAGAAGATGACTACTGGTTGGTCATTCTTGACACTTGCCGGTCCTCGTTATGCTATCCGTAACGCAACAGAAGACTTAATGGTTCACTTAGCAATCGGTGAATCACCATTTGGTCTTGTAAAGGCACGTGGTTTATCAACTCGTTTGCGTACAGCACGCCAGGTAGAAGAAGGTTTAACTACTCTAGGCAAAGCAGCACAAGATCCACTAGGTGGAGTTATTCGCTTTGTCAATAAGAAAGAAGCCAAGCACTACTCACAGGCTATTGCAGCAGCACAGGGCGATGTAGTTAAGATCCGCCAGATTACTGCAGAGGCTTTGAACGAAGGCAAGCTCGCTCGTTTCTATGACCAGACAGGTCTTGGTAAGTTTACTGCCGATGATCGTAAGTACTTGCAAGAACAGATTCTTTTTGGTGACCTAGACAACGCTCTTATGGATGTTGTCGAAGGCGGCAAGAACTCCTTTACTGGAGTTGATGTCTTCTCACGTACCGTTAACTTTGCACGTAAGAACAATGTTCGCACAGCAGAACTTAGCTACAACCTACCTAAAGGTAAGTTTGCACGTGCTAAGGGTGCTAAGGCCTATACAGCTATGGCACCTCTTGCTAACGAAGCAACTCAGGTTGCTTGGGCAATGCGTATTGGGTACTACTCAAACGACAAACTAGGACGCCTTGCAGTTGCTAATCTTGATAACGAACCAGTTGCTCTTGCCAAACTCAATGCTTGGCTTAATGACCCAGCAAATGCTAAGCAGGTTGCAGCATTTCGTATGGAAGAACGCGGAATTAGCACAGAAGAACACGCAAAGCGTATCTTTGATTCAGCAAAACAACTTTTTGTTAAGAAAGATGGCAACATCAATGATGACTTGTTATCTAAGGTACGTGCAATTGACGAAAAAACAGGCGAATATCGCATCACTGGTAAGTTAGGTCTTGATGATCTACCTAAAGATATTGATGATGTACCAGATTACATCGTTGGCCCACAGTTAGTTCCAGTAACAGATACCGGTAATTACACCACATCCATTATGGAGTGGGGTTGGGACTGGTTAGGTGAGGCTAATGCCCGTCTATCACGTGAACCTATGGTTCTATCTGAGATGATTAAGTTACGTAAGCAATTTGAAAAGTCTGGATTTGAAAAGGCTTTCATTGCTTCATACAAACGCGGTATTACAGATGAGACTGCACTTGCTAAGGCTGAGTTTAATGCTCGTACTAAGCTAGCAGAGATTGTAGAAGACAGAGCACGCTTGCAGACATTGGCATATGTTGATAATCCTGCAGTGCAAAGCCAGTTAGCGTTCTCAATTCGTAACTTTGCACGCTTCTATCGTGCTACTGAAGACTTCTATCGCCGTATGTACCGCGTTGTGCGCTACAACCCAGAGGCAATTGTCAAGGCAAGCCTTACTTATGAGGGTGTAACCCACTCAGGCTGGGTACAACAGGACGATCAGGGCGAGCCATACTTCATTTATCCTGGCACACAGTATGTTTACAAGGCAGTACAAGGTGCAATGCAGGCACTGGGTGTACCAGCAGAGTTTAAGACACCATTTCCAGTGGAGTTTGGTGCAAAACTCAAGATGATTACACCATCTTTGAACCCAGAGTCAGCAGTTCCTACACTTGCAGGACCATTATCTGGTTTCTCAATCAAGGTTGCTACAAATCTTGTAGGTATCTTTAGCCCAGGTGCAGCAGATACCATCACAACTACGCTATTAGGTAAGTATGCACAGGACCAACCAATGGTTTCAGCGTTCTTACCAGCACACGTTAACCGTATCTATTCAGCAATGAACCAAGATGAGCGTGATGGTCAGTACGCATCAGCAATGCGTAAGGCTATGACATATCTTGAAGCAGGTGGACACGGACTTGTGCAAAGATACGAAACAGTTGATGGACAAGAAGTACCAATCCCATTCAGCGCAGCCGAACTAGAGGATTACCGTGTTCGTCTTAAGAACACCACACTAGGTATCCTAGGTATGCGTGTTGTTTATGGCTTTACTGCACCTGCTACAGCACAAGTTCAACTCAAGTCTGAGATGGCCGACTGGGTACGTGACAATGGTGAAGCATCATTTAAGCAGACTTGGTACGGGCTGTTAGATAAGTACGGTGATTACGATACAGCAATGACTGAATGGGTAAAGCGCTACCCAGATCAGATGCCATTTACTGTCTCTGAATCAGACCGTTCGACTGTTGCATACTTCCGTTATGCACAAGAATCTGGTGACTTTGTTGACAAAAATGAATCACTATTTAAGTCTTATCCACAGGGTGCAGCGTTCCTGATTCCTCACAAGGCTGGTTATTCTTGGGATGCTTACAAGACTATGACTGATATGGGTCTTCGTAAGAACAAGACAGTATCTGACTTTATGCGTGAGGTACAGACTGCAGCAGATATGCAGACTTACTACGAAAAGAAGAACACATACGAGGAGAACCTCAAGTCTGTAGGTACAGATTTCGAGCGTTCACAACTTCGTAAAGAGTTCACAGACTGGGCAACAGTATTCAAGGCAGGCCGTCCATTAGTTCAAGAAGAGCTAGCACAGGGTGGCAAGAAGGCTATTGAGCGTATGAAAGCACTCAATGACCTACAGAAGATGCTTGATGAAAAGGCCGCATACAAGGCATCACCTGATACAGCAAAGAAGTTGCGTCAGATGATGGACTTATACAACTCATACAAGACAAACAAAGATCAGTTTGAGGCTGTTGGTGGTAGCCAGTTCCTTGCACAGATGAACAAAGAAGAGACTATTATCAAGATGCGTGAACTTTCACAATACAACGAGAATACACTGAGTGCATATAACGTGCTATTTGGTAGATTGTTAGGAGACTAAATTGTCACAGAACGTGTTTGACTACCAATACCGTCCGGCTCCTAAACCACAGTCTACAGAAACAAACAGTTCAGGTACTTCTCAATCTGATTACACGCAGTTTCTTACAGTAATCGCTAAGAGTCCTGCTCTTATTACTGGTTATTCAAAGTTGCTTAAGGCAGCTGGATACTACAAGGGCAAAATTACTGACAAGTACACTCCTGCTTTACAGAAGGCTTTTACCAAAGCTGAAGAAGATCGTCTGTCTATTAGCACAGTGCGTCCTATTGGACGCGATGAGTTTCTACAAGAAACAATTGCACTCGGTGGTACTGGCACTGGAGCAGGTGGTCCAACTACAGTTACTAGCGTAACTAAGTACAAGCCAGAAGCTGCACGTCAGTTGGTTGATTCAATTATTCAAGATACTTTAGGACGTAAGGCCACTGCTGCTGAAGTAAAGAAGTATTCAGCAATGCTTAAGAAAATCGAAGGCAAGGCAGCAAGCACAACAACTTATGGCACAGGTTCTAAGCAGACCCAGACAACTATGGCTGGGCTAGATGAGAAGCAGTATCTAATAGATCAGATATCTGGTACAGATGAGGGTAAAGCCAATAAGGTTCTTGGCTTCTATGAGACATTTATGAACGCATTAGGCGGTGGTCGCTAATGGATTTGAGAAAAGAACTTGAATCTAAGTTAACTATACAAAGCAATAAGTATAGCGATGCAGTTAGAGAGATTAGAAAAAGAACTGCAGATCGTAAGAAGGCTACTACTGACGCTGACGTTAAAAAGATTAACGACGAAATTGCACGCTTTCAAAAGATAGCAGATGCGTCTATGCGAGAGTACAACAAATTAGTTAAACTCCGTAAAGATGCAAAGAGTTACGATTCTTTAAGTAAAACAATTACACAAAAAGAAGCTGATCTTAAGAAGGCAACAGCAAGAGGAGAAGATGTAAAAACTCTTAACGATGCCTTAATTAAGGCACGTAATGATAGAGCTAATCTTCTTCCTAACCTTGGAACTCTTGTCCCTAGAACTACTCAAACTGCTGCTCAAGCAGGTGCTAGTGGAACTACAGCACGCACTCCAAAGCCTAAAACTGCTGCAGAAACTACTCTTAAGCCAAGCACAGGTGGTAACACAGGCGGAACTACAGGCGGAACTACAGGCGGAACTACAGGCGGAACAACTGGGGGAACAACTGGGGGTAATAGGGGTGTCGCATTTCCACAAAACAGTGGAGTTGATACAACCACAATCGCTGGTATTACAGCAGCTAGTGCACGTCCTGTAGCCGGTGGTACTAAGACACCTCTTGATACTTTACTCGCTAAGACAGAGTTCTGGTATGACCTACCTGACTATATCTTTAAGATAGATTCAAAACTTGGTGACCTACTTGTACAAGCGGTTGACGAGGGATGGGACAACGAAAAGTTCTTAGCCAAGGCACGACTTACTCCTTGGTGGCAGAAGAACGCTGACTCAGTACGCACAAAGATTATCAACCGTGAGAAGTATAATGATCTTCTTAAGGCTGGCGAAGATGTTAAGAATACCGAATACGGTATGTATCTTAGTAAGCAAATGCGTAGCATCAAAGCACAGGCAAGAGAAATTGCTGGTGTAACTCTTACTGATGAACAGGCGCAAAGCGTTGCACAGAAGATTTATGATGGAAACCTAGAGGATGATCCACTAGCAATCAATGCTCTTATTGTTCCATTCATTGGAAAAACAACAAGCATTGTTGGTACCGGTACAGGACAAACAGGCTTTGGTGGACAGGCTTTACAGAACTACCAGACTCTACAAAGCATCGCTAAGGCTAATGGCTTTTCTCTCAAGGATATCTTGCCAAACATTTCTGCAGTCACTGCAGGCGGGGATCTTGAAACAGCGGTACTACGTGGTCTTGCCAATGGTGATATTGATATCAACCGTGTAGCACAAGATGCTCGTATGCTAGCAGCACAAGGTCAACCAAAGTATGTGCGTGACTTACTTGGACAAGGATATGACCTAGAGGCCATCTATGCACCATATCGTAAGACTATGGCAACTGAACTTGAACTAGATCCAAATGCAATTGATCTTAACGACAGCACTCTTCGTATGGCTATCAGCGATAAGGGAGATATGAACTTGTACGACTTCAAGAAAGCACTTCGTCAAGACAGTCGCTGGCAGTACACAGGTACAGCTAAAGAAGAAGTTTCCGATGCAGCACTTAAGGTCCTCCGTGACTTTGGATTTCAGGGGTAAATAATGGCTAGATATAATCCAGAAATAATGCAATTTGATGATAGCGCTACTGGTGCTCCACGAGTTTTTGGCACACCTACTGATACAAGCAAAATTACTAAAGAAGAAGTTGATGCTTCTCTTAAGGAGGCAGCAGAAACTCTTGGCTTAGATCCCTATATTCAAGGTGCTGATGTAGCAGAGTTGTTTGCACCTTACGGTGGCAAAGGAGCACCATACAACGCAAGCGTTGCAGATCAAGAGTTATTTTCCAAAGAAGGTTTTATTCCGGGACTATTGCCTGCTAAGTACCATAAATTATTTGGCAACCCAACAGATATTATTGGGTACAAAGTAATTACAAATCCTGATGGTAGCCAACAAGTTGCAGTTGCTCGTGGTCAAGATGATGAAGACCAAGGACTACAGTTTCAGACATTTGGTGCAACATTCAAGGAAGATGCTAATGGAGTGCCAACTCCTTATGTACCACCAACAATGGGTAAAGGTAGTGGAGTTGGTGGTGCCGGAGGAACTGGTCTAAAGACGGCAGAACAAATTGCCGCAGATGCCGCTAGAGCACAAGCACAAGGTGAACGTCAATCTGCATATGATCTGTTGTATTCACAATTTAAGTTGTATGGACTTGAATCTCTAGTAGAACCACTTAAAGGTTTAATTACTTCAGGTGTTTCACCTTCAGAGTTCACAATTAAACTACGTGAGTCAGATGCCTATAAGAAGCGTTTTTCTGCCAACCAAGCACGTATTCAAAAGGGCCTTAAAGCTATTTCAGAGGCAGAGTATCTAGGTCTTGAGGACCAGTATCAGAACATTATGCGTAACTATGGATTACCTGCAGAGTATTACACACGTGGCGATATGGGAATCCAAGAAGGATTCAATAAGTTTATTGCCAATGATGTATCAGCAGCAGAACTAGAAGACCGCGTTATGACTGCACAAAGCCGAGTTCTTAATGCTAACCCAGAAGTTCTTGCATCTCTTAAGGCTTTCTATCCAGATATCACTAATGGTGATATCTTGGCTTACACACTTGATCCAACCAAGGCGCTTACTGATATCAAGCGTAAGGTGACAGCTGCTGAAATTGGTGGCGCTGCTACTCAAGCAGGATTAGGAATTACTGGTGCTCGCGCTGGTGAACTAACTGCAGCAGGTATTACTAAGCAGCAAGCACAGCAAGGTTTCCAGACAGTTGCAGAGGTTGCTCCACGTGGTGGACAACTAGCAGCAATCTATGGCGAATCACCATACACACAGCAAACTGCAGAGGCTGAAGTCTTTGGACTTGCTGGATCTGCAGAGGCTGCAAGACAGCGTAAGAAATTAACATCACTAGAAACTGCTGCATTTGGTGGCAGTGCCGGTGCTGGTGCAATAGCACGAGACAGAGCCGGAGTACTATAAAGCCTGCCACTAGAACGACTGGCCTAGTG